ATAAAATATGAAAACGTCTAATCAAATCTCTCGCATGGTTTCTAATTATGATCGTCAGCCCATGAAGTGGGAGACGATGGAGATTACGATTCGAGAATTTCTCGATATGTTGGCAGATATTGACACTCTTCCAATTCATCAGCGAATTGATGTTGAGGTTAACAAAGATGATGATGTGAATGCCAAATATTCCACTAAGCGTCAGGCAATTATTTCGTCCGTCTTTAAGGGCACTGACATTGGTGAAATCAAGATCGGCGAACGCACCGATGAGGAGCGTGAGAAGTTTGGTCAGAAATATGAGTCGATTGATGGTGGTCATCGTAAGCGTGCCATTCTAGCATTTCGCCACTCGGAGTTCTCGACAAATGCAAATGAACTTCCTGAAATCGGATTCAAGAATTATGGCACCCTCACAAAAGAAGAGAGGGATCTATTCTTGAATTTCAAGATTAGGCTCGTTGTTTATTGTCGCCTTACACCTAATCAGAAGTGTATGTTGTGGACCACGTCCAACAATTATACGCCTTTGAATCATCAGGAACAACTTAATGGTATCGGTGATGTTCCGATTGCCAATCTTATTCGCAATCTTGCCCGCGATGATAAGAACGGTGGTACCAAGTGCCATGAACTGTTCAAAACAACTAAGGGTAAGAAGGGTGATGTAATCGGTTCATATGTTAGCGTTCCGCCTAATCGTCTGACATATGATCGGTTAGTGGCTCGTATTGCCACCGTCGTTTACAACGGTTCAAAGCCGTGTAATGTTGATGATGATGACATCGAAAAGATGTATTATGACACCACTCTTACGCAAAATCGTGTCGATTCTTTTCAGAAGAAGGTTGTTGAAGTTCTCGACTTTATTCTGAAAATGGCTAAATTCAAAATCGATGACATCAATGCTAAGATCACGACAGAAGAGTGCATTACTCTTTATCGCCTTTGGTTCAGCTACATGAATGACGACGAGTCTTTCAAGATCGCTAAGATGCATGATTATTATCAGTTCTTTCGGAAGGCATGGCTTCGCTTTCATAAAGACACTGATGATGTATACGGTAAGGAATTGATCAACGCTTATAATAAGACCGAAAAGCGTAATCGATTTGCCTTGTTCAAGGACAATATCGGTCAGGGTGGTGTTAATCGTTGGATTGATAATGTCAAGTGGCTAGAAAATAAGTATCTTTCACGCAAGAGTCTTATAGATCGTGGCATTCTTGTCACTAAAGCAGATCGAAAGACTTTGTCCAAGACTGTGCGTGAACAGATCCTTGTTAATCAAAATGGCAAGTGCTATATTGATGGTAATCCTCTGGCATTTAAAGATGCCCACGCTGCTCACATCTTATCTTTGAATGATGGTGGTACCAACGATAAGAACAATATTGTTATGGTTCGTGCCGAGCATAACACTCGGATGGGTACCATGTATCTCGAAGACTATAAGAAAATGTGGAATGAAAAGGCTGCTTAATAAGGAGTGCTAATATGTCTTATATCGAGGTTGTTATTGATACAGATCATCTTGAAACAGATGATCTAATCACCATTCTCGACAAGCGTGGTTTCACTGTGCTTTATCCTGGCGATAATGAAGAAGCAACAGAACAGAATGAAACGATGAAAGATGATATCTATGGTCTCTATCGTGATTATATTCGATGGAATGATAATCGAATGGCCGATCACGATTTTGCAACGTTGATGAAACTTTTCTTCGAAAAGTATACCGACAAGATTGTGGCTTAACCTTAAGCATAGGGTGCGACGGAGTGTCGCACCCGTTTACAATTCATATATATTGACTCTTTCGTTCCTTTGTGCTATTATATACACAATGAAAACATGTAGGGAATGCAAATGACCCGTCTCAAAATCAAATATAAAAATACCCTGGTTTTGCGTGGGTCAAATGTATATGTGCCTGATCATAGTGTCTATGTCGGTCGTGTCGTAAAGCCACGCCCGTCTTGGCTGTCCAAAGACGAATTTCTTTTCACAACTGGTGATATTGACTCGCCTGTCCGTATTCTTGATAAGAAAAACATTATTGAAGCGTGGGTGTCACATAAGAATGTTGATGATGGTGTGACACTTGTTCCTGGCGAAAAGCGACCGTATGTTGTGACTCGTGGTCCTTTTGGTCGTTATTCATGTAACTGCACCGCATACAAATACCGCAATCGTTGTTCTCATACTGATGGAGTGAAACGTGGGTCTTGATATGAATCTCTATGGTGATAAGTCGTCTTGGGATAAGAATGGAACTGTGGACGACTTTCCCATTTCAATCATTGTTCTTGATATGGGATATTGGCGCAAACATGCCAATCTTCATGGTTACATTGTCGATACTTTTGCTGACGGCAAAGACGAATGCCAGCGTATTCCTCTAGACGAAGATGACCTTCAAAAGATTATAGAAGCATTGGAGAACGATGCTATCTATGGTGAACCTGTAACAGGTTTCTTCTTCGGCAAATCTTACTTTCCTGGTGATAAAGACGAATATGGTTCTTATGAAGAACAGAAGTCCCGTGATATAGATATCTTTACAAAGGCTCTCAACTGGATTAAGAATAATCCTTCTAAAGAGTGGCGAAATGTGTATTATCAGGCATCGTGGTGATGAAAATGTGGGACATTCACTGGATATGGAACCCTCGACATTGGGCGGTTCATAAAGTAACAAGGTTCAATGGCGGTCGACCCTATGACAGTTATAGATTCGGTCCACTGTTTATCAGGAGATTTTTGAAATGACCAAGGTTCTCATGATCGATCCGCCTTCTGGTTGGCGATATGGTTTCCCCAAAGTCCTACCAGAGGGTGTTGAAGATACTATGAAATGGCTGGTAGAGAACGGTTATCCGCAGCATGAGATAGATGCCTGCGGAGACCACTTCTACTGCCGACACTGGGAAACGGAGATTGAAGATGGAATTTCTAACTAAGAATGCGGACACGGCCTTGATAGAAATCAAGGAAAAACTGTATGATCGATTGACTATTCTTCGACCTTATATAGAGAGGATGGAAGTAGACGATTATGGTCCTCTTGATTTTACCGAAGCAGCGATCGCTAACGAGATCAAATTCCTAGAAGGATTGCTTGACATTATCGAAAGGTCATAGTATAATGAACGTCAATCAGGCAGCGAGAATGTTAATATGTTCGGCATACTTATATTATTGCTGTGATAGTCCTGTTATTGACGATAGTGAGTATGACAAACTATCAAAGTATGTTGCCAAGAACTGGAATAAACTTGAAAAACAGTTACAGTGGCAACTTGGTAGTGCAGAAGATATTCTTGCTACTGGTTCTGGTATAAAGATAACACAGATGGGTCAAGGTGCGGCCCATCATTGGCATAAAAAGAAAATTGGTAGTGATGTTGAATATTACAATCTTAAATGGCAAAAACCCCATCCAAAATATAAATGCTACTATGCGGTGATATAATGAACGTATTTTATATTGATACTAATCCAAAACTGTGTGCTGAGTGGGCAGTCGATTCTCATTGTGTTAAGATGATCCTTGAGAGTGCCCAACTTTTGTCTACTGCTCACCGTTTGCTTGATGGTGTAGAGTATACCGATAAGACTAAGACTGGTCGCAATGTAAAGCGTTGGCGTCTACCTGATGATCGTGACGATATTCTGTATTCAGCCACACATATCAATCATCCGTCGGCTGTGTGGTGTCGTGAGTCTAATAACAACTACAACTGGATGTGGTGTTATCTAGATGAACACTGTAAAGAATATACATATCGATATGGTAAGGTTCACAAGGTTGAGCAAAGTGGTCTTATGAAAGCATTGCAAACACCGCCGCATAACATTCCTATCGATTATTTCATGCAACCGCCAAGTGCCATGGATCCTAAATACGTCATATCAGATAATGCGGTAGAGAACTATCGTAACTATTATAAAGTCGGTAAGGCTCATCTACATAAGTGGAAGAACCGCAACCCACCAACATGGATTATGGAGTGATAATGCCAACATATTCGTTTCGTGATAAGAATACAGGTGAGGAGTTTGATGTGTTCATGTCAATCTCCGAACTAGATAAGTTTTTAGAGGATAATCCTCATCTTGAAAAACTTTTGTCAGCACCAAACTTTCTGGGGTCTGGTATGAACGGCGGAATGCTAAATAATAAATCATATGACCCGAAAGGAAAGAAGTGATGGCCAATTATACGTTTCGAAATAAAATTACTGGTGAAGAAGAAACTGTATGGCTTTCTTTCGCAGAACATGACACTTATCTAAATGATAAACCCGATTGGGAACAAGTTATCAAGGCTGCTACATTTGTTGACCCTGTTTCCATTGGTGTCACTAAACCTCCCGCTGACTTTCAAAAACACGTATTAGGACGTATTAAGAGTGCTGTGCCTGAGGCATCTGCGGTTGCCAATAAACGATGGACAATCCCCAAGGAGATTTAACCACTGTCTACTGTCACACCTAGAAAAAAGTTTAGAGGTCGCTCCCGAAAAAAGGAGTCGACCTCTTTTTGTTATGATGATGCGAATAACAATAAAAATAAAGGTAAGTATATGTCAAGAAAGAGTAGAAGAAATAATAACCAGAATCATGAGAACCATGCCGAAAAAAATCATTTTGAATTGCGTCATATTAAACCACTAACAGTAAACCAAGAGAGAGTGTTTGATGCATATTATGCTGGCCAAAATCTCATGCTACACGGTTATGCCGGTACCGGTAAAACTTTTCTATCATCATATCTAGCAATAAAGGACGTTTTAACACAAGACATATATAAGAAGGTTGTTATCATCCGCTCAGTCGTTCCATCCAGAGACATGGGTTTCCTTCCCGGAACAGAAAAACAAAAAGCGGAAGTTTACGAACAGCCTTACCAAGAAATTTGTGACGATCTTTTTGGTCGTGGAGACGGATACAAGATTTTGAAGATAAAAGGTCTTGTTGAGTTTACTACCACATCCTTTCTACGTGGTACTACATTTAACGACTCAATTATCATCGTTGACGAGTGCAATAATATGTCGTTCCAAGAAATTGACACGGTGATGACACGCATTGGTAATAACTCTCGCATTATCTTTTGTGGTGATTATCGTCAGTCTGATCTTGTCAAACCACATGATAAGACTGGTATTCGCGAATTGATGGCCGTTACTCGCCGTATGCCATCATTCGATCATGTTGAGTTTGCTATTGAGGACATCGTTCGTTCCGGTGTAGTTAAGGAATATATTATACAGAAAACAGAAATGGGACTGTAGATAAATAGCGGGTGGAAGTTCAATGCTTCCACCCCCTCTCACTTGACAATTCAGTAAAGGTGATATATAATGAACCCGTATTATGAAAACTTTTAGACATATCAATACCTCACCTCTATGTGAATTGAAAAGAGAAGAATATAATGGAAAACGATATTATGTTTCTCCAAATGGTGTTAAATTACCCTCGGTCACTACATTCTTATCTCACTTCAAAACAGACAGCATACTCAAGTGGCGACAAAGAGTCGGTGAAGAAGAAGCAAACAGAATATCAGCAAGAGCAAGCCGAAGAGGTACAAAATTTCATAGTCTTATGGAATCTTATCTCGGTAATGAGAAAGAGTTCCTTACCGAAGATGTAATGCCGGACATGAAACATTCTTTCAATATGATGCGGCCGTTGGTTGACAGAATCGACAATATACATTATATTGAGACTATGCTTTATAGCGAAACATTAGGACTCGCTGGACAGGTGGATTGTATAGCAGAGTTTGATGGTATTCCTTCCATTATAGATTTCAAAACATCCCTAAAATTAAAAAAAGAAGAATGGATTACAGATTATTTCTTACAGACAACTTGTTATTCATTAATGTACCAAGAACTCACGGGAATCAAGACAAAACAAATAGTAATATTAATATCAGTAGATCATGAAAAACCACAAATCTTTATAAAAAACCGAAAAGATTATATGCCTTTATTAGCGGAAAGATTGAAAGAATATAAAAATGCTCACACAATCTAGATTAAAAGAACTATTAGATTATAATCCTGATACCGGTATATGGACTTGGAAAGTAGATAGATTACCCGGTGCCAAGGCTGGTGATAGAGCGGGAAGAATAAACTCAAAATGGGGTTATAGATATATCTGTGTAGATAAAACACAATATCAATCTTCAAGATTAGTCTGCTTATATATGACCGGTGAGTGGCCTAAGCAACAAATGGATCATAAGAATAGAGATCCAAATGATGATAGATGGGAAAATCTTAGAGACGTTTCCGCTTCTACAAACCAATGTAATAGAGGTATTCCGAGAAATAATAAGTCTGGATCAAAAGGTGTTGTCTGGCATAAAGGTAAGAATAAATGGATGGCACAAATAAGATTGAATAGAAAAAACATTTATCTCGGAATTTATGAACATAAACATGATGCTATTATGGCAAGATTAAAAGCAGAGAAGGAGTATCATCTATTATGAAGTCCCATCCGAGGGTAGGTAATGCTAATCTAAAAGGAAAGAAGTATAAACTTTTGTCTTGTAAATGTTGTGTGATTCAAGATTTCCGAGATAGAGATAGAAACAAACAAGCAAAGAAGGAAATGAACTATGAAGAAAGTATATCTAGCAATTGCAATGGTGTTTCTTAGTTTGGGTTTGTCTGGTTGTTTGGTGGAAACCGTCGGTAAGTGCGTTATACGGGACGCAACTAACAAGCCGTGCCAGTGAAGGACCAGGAGGAATAAAAGGTGCAGAAATTGAGGATTTTGAAAACACTATTGACAATTAGTCTATTGTCTGTTAATATGGCATATGCAAGTGAAGATATTACATGTGAAAAGGATGTGAAAAAGGATCACATCGTTCATTGTAAAACAAAGAAGGTGATGGATGTTTCGCTGGTTAGCATTAATGGTGGTGAGTGTAACGCTCCTTCATTCCACTGGCATGGTGAAGGTAAGTTTGCCTTACCAGGAACAAAAGACTGCTCTTATGTTGGAGCAGTAACATTATCAATTGACGGACATACAAAAACATTTGCTCCGTTATAAATAGAATTGCTGAGGTCGTTGAGAGGAACGGCATAGACGTTTCGGACGGGAGTTCGACTCTCCCCACCTCCACCATAGTAACACGGATACGGTTAAAGTCCGTAGTAAGACCATGTAGGATCGCAACCTTTGGCAACCGTGTTACTTTGATGGGGGTGTAACGGGTATCGACGGGCGTAGTAAGGGTTCAAGGAGACCAAAGGCAAACGTTAGGTGCCAACGATAATTACGCACCATTTGAGATGGCGCTAGCCGCTTAATCTCATTGGGTTTGGTGGTTTTCCTCGAAACAGAAAAACCACCTTTTATTATGATACAAGGAAGAGAAATGACTACAGAAGAAATCAATAACTTTTCCATGGCAATTGAGGAACTGGTCTACATGAAAGACATTCCTTATATTGATGCCATTGTTCTTTATTGTGAAGAAACTGGATTCGAGGTTGAAATGGCAGCCAAACTTGTTTCAGGTGTTCTTAAATCCAAGGTACAAATCGAAGCAGAAGACCTTCACTATATTCCAAAATCAAACACAGCAAAACTACCTATCTAAAACATGAAACACTTCACCGGATATGGTGCTTATCTGTTGTTCTTGGCATTACGAACACATTTCACAAATGCCAAGTATGACTTTTTTAAAATGCATGGTAAACTCCGTGCGACTAAGGAGTCATATCTCAAACGCAATGATAAGTTTTTCTTTGATAAACTTGCCAAAGATTATACTTGTGAGGAATTAAGAGACTTTTATGTTGCCAACTTTCTCGAAGATAAACACTATATTACGGAGTTATTAGATGATGGCGCCGAACGAAACTATCGCGAATATCAAAGAAGAAGGCAGTCACTCACATATAACTTTACCAATGAATTAGAAGGATTGTTTGATCGAGGTCTTACAAGGCCTTTTAAATTTAATGATGGCGAGTATCCAGATATCATTAATCTTTATCTTCGACATACACTTTCTCCCGAAACTTTAGTCATTATTAATGATTTCATACCTTTTGAGGATAGGTTTAATAAATATCTTAGTGACGATATACTATGGTCCAAGGTATCTTTGAAACTTAGAAAATATAGACCCTTTATTTCTTATGATAGAGAAAAGGTTAAATCTATCCTCAAGGAGAAATTCAATGAAAATACTAGAGGGAGAGGCATCTAACATTCTAAAAGATTGGGTTGAAGGAAGATACGAAGTTTACTACAAATATAATGGTGACAGTGTTTTTATGATTGAAATATATGACTTTGAAACAAATACAACTTTTCTACCAAACGAAGAAACAAAACATTTTTTGGAGATTATTCTAAGTGAATAAAGAGAAAAGACAGAAGAGATTCCAACAAAAGCATCGGCACATTGAACGTCAGTTTGATATTGCCAAAACAAATCATCACGGATATTATAACGACAACAACAAGCACAGATTACATAAGATGCACGCCATGGATTGTGGTAATCCTAGATGTTATCTATGTTCCAATCCTCGCCGCACTTGGGGTGAGAAAACAAGACCAGAGATAAAATTTGAATGTTCCGCAGTTGAGCAAATCAATATGGAACGATGACTATATACTATTGACAGAGGGAGATTCCTCTGCTATAATACCAACCATACGATGTTTTTATACACCGTTACACAACGACATACAAGGAGAATAATATGAACTTTGCAAATCTCAAGAAGCAGTCCAAAGACTTTGGTAATCTACTAAAGGAAGTGGACAAACTACAGAATCCTACCTACGAAAAAGACGATACCGCCGATCTCTATTGGAAGCCAACACCAGATAAGACTGGTAATGCTCTTGCAGTTATTCGTTTTCTTCCTGGTGCTGCCGTCGATGGTGATGATGCCCTTCCGTGGGTGCAGTATTGGGATCACGGTTTTCAGAACAAGACAACTGGTAAGTGGTATATTGAGAAGTCATTGACGACACTCAATCAGAAGGATCCTGTATCCGAACTCAACTCTCAACTTTGGAACTCCACTCAGGACGATAACTCGCCCGAACGCAAGCAGGCGCGTGACCAGAAGCGGCGCCTACATTATGTTTCCAACATTCTTGTGGTAAATGATCCGCAGAATAAAGAGGCCGAGGGTAAGGTATTTCTATACAAGTATGGTAAGAAAATCTTTGATAAGATTACAAAGATGATGAATCCAGACCTTGAGTCCGAGCGTGCAATCAATCCATTTGATCTTTGGAACGGTGCCAACTTTAAGTTAAAGATGACTCGTCAGAATGTTAATTTCGGGGGCAGAAGCGTCAACTTTCCTAACTATGATGAATCGGTGTTTCTAACACCTGGTGCATTGAGTGAAGATGAAACCGAACTAGAGGAAATCTGGAAGAACGAACATTCTCTAAAAGAGATTGTCGATCCAAAGAACTTCAAGACCTATGAGGAACTAAAGAAGCGCCTTGATGAGGTTATGGGTTACAGTGAAGGTTCTCCTACTACTGCTCGTCCAACACCTAAGGCAACTGTAGAAGATGATGATGTTCCGTTCACGGAATCAAAACCGATTGCCAAGAAAGTGGCAACGTCGGTTGATGACGATGAAGATGATGATCTTGCGATGTTCCGCAAACTAGCGGAAGACTAAAAAGATTGGGCGGGGTTTTCCCCGCCTTTTTTATAATCTATTGCCCCAGCTATAGTGATTACCATCAACAGCGTCTCCTGTTTCAGCAAATCCTTTAGCACGGGACATAGCACGATAAAATGTAGGATTTTGATAAGGAGTTCTCGGTTGCTGTAAAATATTTTCTAAGAAATTAGGATTTCTGTTCTCAGGAATTTCTCTTTCACCAGAAGGAGGTTTAACGTCCGGTCTACCCACATTTTGCATCATATCCTGCATTTGCATTTTCATATTATTTAACTCATCAATAATATTTGTTTGTTTCTGTCCCTCAAAACTTCCTGTAATCTTATTTGTAGGAATTACACTGGCGCTGTTATTTTCTCCATTAGGAACAACGGCTTCCTTGTCTGGATTAAAAGTAAATAATGGTTGCTGTGTCTTTGTATCAACAGCAAGTGTATTGTCACCTCTGAGTCCATTAATAGGATATGCTGATACTTCTTGACTTGCTTCCACATCACCACCATACGCCTTGGCAGGAATATGTTCTACCTCTTTTTTACCTATACCTTCAGATTCAAGAAACTTTTTTGTGCTACTTTCATCAGGTTTTCCTAATTCTTGTGCCTGTTTAACAGGTGAAATTTCCATAGGCCTTTGTGGAGGTGTGGGTGTTTCACCAGTTTTAGGTGTTTTAGGAAATTCAGGACCACTTGGTGCCGGTGCTGGCTTAGGTTCCGCTGGTCTGGTTTCGGCAGTCGCTGATTTAAGTCCAAGAGCAGATTTTGCTCTTTCAGTAAATGATGGTTCAGGTGCAGGTGTAGGCCCGGATGTAGGTGTAGGTTGTTGTATTGGTGTAACAGGTTGGGCCGCAGCAACTTGTGTTTTCTGTTCTTGTTGTGCTTTCAATTCTGCAAATTGTTGATCAAGTGCTTTTGAGTATTTTGTTGGATCAGTATCAAAGGCATCTTTTGATGTTTTACTTGTATTGATCCATCTAGAGGCGCCGCCCGCGCCGGCATTGTGTGAAACCGCGAGGGCGTGCATTTGTTGTTCTGGACTCATATTTTTATACTTTTTATTTCGGCGCATTAAACTTTCATGATGTGAAAGCATATACTCGTCAAAATATCTTTCTTGCATGTGTGGATCATTAAGGAATGCTTCACTTGCTACTGTCTTTCTTCCCATTTTCATAACAGGTGCTTCTTCACCTAGTCGTTTAGCAACATCTTTAATTTCTCCACCACCCATCTGATAAGCACCAGAAAATCTATTACTAGATCCACCTCTGATGTTGTATTTCATACTCCGCCAATCACCGCCGCCACTTTCAATACCTGTAATAGCTTTTCTAAATGCCGTGTATTGTTCGTTAGACATACCCAAGGCACGAGCAGTCTTGGAATTTTCATAGTTAACTAAGTTTGATTTAGCACCGCTTTCATGTTGTGCTTTAATTGCGGCCCGGACATTAGGATCGGATAAATCAAGTTCTTGTGCCTGTGCAGATTGAATAAAATCAAACATACCACTTTTTTGAGGTTTAGATACTGCGGCAGTTTGTGTAGTTGGTTCTAATTGAGATTGTTTTCCTTCTTGCTTATGAAGAAACTTGTCTTGATTGAATCCATGACTTTTCATATCATCAATAATCGTCTGAATAGCCGGTGAATTTGGGTCTTCAATTGTTAGTGTGCCAGATTTTCTATCATACTTGACACCTGGTGTATCTTTAAATCCTTTGATTGTTTCTCCCATAATATATTCATCGGAAACAAACATAGCACCAGTTTCTTTAGCACGAACTTCTTTGATAAATTCTGCTTCATTAAACTTATACTTAACTGGTTTTGGTTCTGGTTCTGGTTTTGGTTTTTCTACTGATTTTGTTACAGTTGCTGTAGTATCCTCTTTCTGAGAAACCTTATGACCAGCATATTCCCAAGGAGATATTGGTTTAGGTTCATACTCAGGTTTTAAAGGAGGTGCTTCTTCAGAAGTAACATTAACATTTGATTTTTGTTCTTCTTCTTTTTTTACTTCTTCAACTTTTTTTATAATTGTAGGATTGATCCACGGTTGTCCCGTTGTTATGTCAACATTTTTTAAAAATTCAGGATCTAAAGGAACTCCTCTACTGTCATATTTCGAAGAATATGGATTAGTTTTTCCGGAATATGATTGATAGTGATGAACTTCATGATCACCATATATTTCTTTACCCCAAAACAAACCTTCTTCTTTTGCAAATTTTTGAAATACATCATGTGGGCCTTTATTAAGACCCAAAGATAGTCCTTGTCTATTAACAAACACAACATCTCCCGCAAAACCACCTGCATGTAAAGAATTTGATTTATTCGCCATACCTCCAGGCATTCCTGGAAGAGGAAATCTTGCACCACTTGTTAAACGTGCTTCGGGTAAACCATTTTTAATAGCATAATCATTATATCTTTGTAAAGCATTTGCAAAACTTAAAGACGTTTTATTGTTCATTGAATCGATTGGATCAAATCCATAATTTTTCATTATGGTTTTAGAATCACCAATAACATCAACTTTTCTTAAAAAGGATTTAGCATCCTCAGAGGTTTCATACATACCCTTTCCTGATAAAACGGACACTGTTGCAGATCCATATTTTTCAACAGATTCATTTAACTTTTTAGCAGCTTCCGGTGTTCCACCCATCTTATAAAAGGCATCAGAAAACCTCTGCTGTTCGCCTGGAGGCATCTTTTTAAATTCTTCTAATGCTTTATCTGAAAGACCAGGTGGTGGTTCAATAGTACCAGCAGCAAATGCTTGACCTCTTTCTTGTAATACATTTTCTTTTGCTTTTTCTTCTGCCGCCTTTCTCTGTTCTGACGTTAATGTTGCTGGAGGAGGTTGTTCTCCCGAATGGACATAAGACGCATATGGACTACCAGTCTTTGATCTATTAGCATAAATGTTTCCACCAATATCAATAAAACCTTGTTTTTCAGCATCTCTGTAAAACTCTTTCCCTTTACCATCACCAAATACATATGACTTTGCTCTAAATTCATTGGCGCCGCCGGTGATGTCCGGTTCCGAACCAGATGCTATTGCTCTAATTCTTTCTCTAATAAACTCTGCTTGTTCTTTTGTTGGCCTTCCTTTATTGTAACCCTTGAATTGTTCGGGCGCACTTACCAATCCTTGGAGACTCTCAGAACCGGCATATTTTTTAGAACCAACCCTGTTCATCAAAACATTGATTACAGCATCAACACCTTTTTTATTATTAGCACTTACTTCACCGGCAATAGTATTAACTACTTCATCACTAAGATCGGAATCTTTTAAGTTGTATTTCGGTCTATATCTACCAGGAGCAAACTTTTGTATTTGTTCCTCCGTGACCTCAACTGGTGCCATCTTAACGAATTGTTTGCCATCAACGTCTTCTACCTTTAGGCCAGCGGCAGCAAAGTCTTTCGGTGACATTCTTTTGAATACTGCCGCACGAGGATCATCTAATGGAACACGTCCTGCTTTAAGATCCTCAAATAACTTTTTAGCATCACCTTTTAGTTCTGCTTGATCAGATCCAGCAGTAATGTCTATGCCAGTGGCATCTTTGATTGCTTTTTCTGTTGATGATAAAGGTTTCTTATAATCTTTTCCACCAGGAGCATATCTACCACCTGGCTTGTATTCTTCACCCATCTTTTCAAGCCAGCCACCTTTGCGGCGGCCTGTTGCAGGATCAATACCCAACTGATCCGCAACAATTTTCTGAAAATCTGCTTGTTTCTTTTGTGTAGACTGTGTTACAGCAGCACGAAATCCACTAATATCTGGCAATGCTTTCTGATAGTATCTCGGAAATAAATCTGCCATTTGTGAAGGCGTTAATAGACTAAGAACCGTTGGACCAAATGAAGTTTCCATAGCCTTAACACGGTCTTGTGGCGTTAGTTTCTTTAGAGCATCGAAAGATGTTTTTTTAAGCATTTACATTCTTCTTCTGTTAGCGTAACCTAGTGCTGCTTTTTGTTCGTTTTCTCGCATCTTGGCGAGTTTTTCTTCTTCTCTAAGATAATTTTGTAACATTTCAATGTATGTATATCTTTCCCATGGTATCATTGCCTCCATTTCTGAAAGACTCCACTTGTGATGTTGTATAAGTCCAAAGTTACTTTTAAAATGATTTGGTAAACTATCATGACCCATTATTAGAAAAAAAAATCATAAAAGTCTGTGTACCTCACTTTATGATGAAAACCACAATTGTTACAATCTTTTTCCAAAACTACAGCAAATGTAGGAAAATTGTCAACATAATTTTCCAGTTTTCTAAAGTTTTCTTCTGTAAGTCCTTCAACAAACTCTTTCAGTTCTTCTTTTGAATAGTCTTTAGAAGAATAAACACCGTTCTTGTCATATATCATATCGATTGAGTTGATGATAATATTAATTTTGGAATCTACCTCATTTCCAAATTCAATTCTTTTCATCGTAGCATATGATGGATATTTCATCTTGACACCACTGGAAGTATTAAACTTAACATCGTCTGAAATGTCATCATTCTCTAAAAGGTCACATTTTGAAATATCCATATCTGCTGGAAATATATTTCCGCAAACACCATTTTCTGTTTCATTATTACATGTTAATCTTACCTCTACACTTTCGCCTACTGACTTGGCACGAAGAAAAATAAACATATAATCAATATCAAAAAACGGCAATTTAGTGATATCTACGTTCTTTGTAATGATACAATTGTTGATAACCTGTTGTGATGTATTAATTATCTCATTGGCATCTTTAGACTGTAATGCCATCAATAATAATTTTTCTTCTTTCACATTAAATGGTCTGACTTTAATCTCTTGTTTATTTGACGGTATAATCAAATCATAAATTGGCATGTCAATTTTAGGTAAAGACATAATTTAAAACTCCATAATTATGTTGGTATTTACTACTGTTGCATAAAATCTTTTCTATCCCAGAATCTATAACTAAATGTGACTTGAAGTCTTATGATATCTTGATCCTGCCAAGAGACTTCTGTCGGTGCAACTAATACGGGCCAAGCTCTTCTTAAAGTCCATCCATAGATAACATCAGGAGCCGAGTCAGGTTGTGGTAATGGTCTACCTTCTTCTCTTTGTGCAGGGTCTTTTGAACTAAATTCTGCTAATTGATAGACTTTAATATCGCTATAATAATTTTCCGCATATTCAAAATTAAAACTTGAAGTTGGATTGATTACATCCATCCATTCATCAAAGAAATATCTTTCGGCGCTTTTTTGATTACAAATGAAAGAAAAAGTGGCTGCTTGATATTCTGAATTATTAGGTAACGCAAAAGATGGGCCATAATATCTGACCTCGGTGACTCCGAATCCTCTGCCAGGAAATTGTGCTGCGTCACATAGGTATAATAGGTCGCTACAGTCTGATAATCTATCTGGCCTTCTTGGAAATATTTGAACGGCAAAACGACATCCCTTTGCTGGTGCTCCGAGTTGATCCAGTTTACTGATAAAATTTTGTATAGATAAATTATTCGGAATACTAGAATTAGGTTGAATCTTGGGAATTGCTAATGCCATTAATTAATACCCTCTGTTGATACTTTCTTTACCGATAATTCTCATTTCTCTGAATACTACTGTTAGCATTGCTGAAACAGGATATCCGTTAGAGAATGTTGAATATTCTCCCTGAGGTGTATAGTCAACATCAATTCTTTCAATAACTGATCTTCCAATCTTTGGTAAATGTGTATTTTCTTCTCCGGAACTACCCCTGTGAAATCGAATATCAAATTCAGAGGGTGCTTTCATAAAATAACCAGATGTGAGATATCCACTCGAAAGTGATATTTGATTGCCAAGACCTATATAAGACTGCCTAGGATCACTTTCATTATCTATCTCTGGTGCAGCATGATATCTCATAGTTTTAATAATATATTCCATTTCTTCCGCTTCATTCTCAGAAGATGGAGCAAACATAAAATTAAATTGAAATTGTCTTAGTTGTGTAGTTCTAAAAAGAACTTCCACTTTGGGATTAATAGCAGCACCAACTAACTGGGCACCGAAATTGGCCACTGCCGCATAATCACCTATACCAAATGCATTAGCACCGACTTTTGTCATTGAAGTTTCGGCATAATCATTAACTGTTTTCCAAGACAGAGAACCGTTTTGAGGGCCGCCAGGAACGAATAATACTATAGTGTGTTCGGAGGTGTTTGTGCCTGCCGGATATGCCCTGATCTTCATAAAATGAACTTTATCAAAATCATCCTGATAATCAGGAAAGATAAAATTCTTTCTTGGTACATTCAATGTGGCAGCCATATACTTCTCCGATATTTGCTACATATTATTTAGTAGAGGAATATATATGGTGAATTATAAACAAGGTTATTTTAAACCGAAAAATCCTTTAAAATACAGAGGTGATCCGACCAATATTATTTATAGATCGGGTTGGGAAAAAAGAGTCATGGATTATTTGGATTCAAATGACAATGTTAAGTTCTGGTCGTCCGAAGAAATAGTTATTCCTTATAAATCACCGATAGATAATAAAGTTCATAGATACTTTGTAGATTTTTATGTAGAAGCAGTTGACCGTTCTGGTGAGACTAAAGTTATGCTATTGGAAGTTAAACCTAATACCCAAACAAAAGAACCGAAAAGACCAA